GTGAACGCACCGATAGACTCGAAGCTCTTGTGGATGACCTTTGTGTCGATCTTTCCGTTTACCTCGCGCTCTTCGATTTCGTACTCTTTGGGGTAGAACTCGAAAGAGCATCCTGTGTAAACACCAGCCTTCGTCAATTCACGGGCACGGATACCGAGGTCGCAGTTAGGAACTTGCACCTCAAAATACACACCTTTATCGTCGCGTGAGATGGTCATGTTGCCTTCCGTGCCATTGATGCAGCGACCGAATGTGTCCTCGCGCTGGTGCAGAAGGTTCAGTTTGATATCCTGGCTATTCAGGAATTCCATTGTGGCTGCTTCCGGAAGAATCACTTCGCGGAATGTCTCGCCGTACTCGTCGATAACTCGGCTTTCAGCATTAAACACGATGGCCGTGCCGCTGATGACACCAAGACTGCCGTTCTGGGCTTCTTCTGCCGAAGCCTCTCGGAAGGCCATTCGGCACTCCACGGTTCTGATTTCTCTCTTTTTTGCATCCATATTTCTACTTAAAAATTGGTTCTATAATTCGTGCATTTATGTGTTTGGGGTTTACCGCAAAACTTTTATACTATCGAAGGTTGTTGCTTCATTACTAATGAAGGCAGCACCTTTGTTACTAATCAAGTTTCTTGCCCATCCTGCGCTGGTTCTTTTGGTGGTTCCTGAGTCGTCGGGCGACCACCCGTGCTGCCATCCTTCAGTTTCGCAGAACCTACAACTCCGAGGTTCATGCTGACGTAATGATCGTCGCCGTCGGGGATGTTCGGTAGGTCGTACTGGCTGCGGATTTCGTTCACGCTCCATCCCGATTCGAGGTGAAGTTTGTCGATTTCTGCCTGACCCTTTGCGTCGAGTCGCTTGAGCGCAAGTTCGCAGACGTGAATCCTACGCTTGCCAAAATCGCCAGGCAGAAGGAGTTTACTGTTCAACTCATCCTCATGCTCGCGGATGCGTGGCTGGATGGTGCGAAGCAGAAACTCTTGCGTTGCGTGTTCCGGCATACGGTAATTGCCGCCACCATCGCCAACGATGGCAATTATTTTGGGCACTCCCATCAATCGGCAGAGTGCTTCGTCTGAATAGCCACGCTGCTCAAGCAACTGCAACTGTTGAGCGGTTTGGCTGATGACCTTTGCATCGGCTACGTTGTCAAGGATGGCCACGTCGTTGCTCATCCAGTCTTGTGCAAACTCCTCTTTCATCTTGCGGAGTTCTTGCTGGTTGGCACGGCCACGGGTTCCCATTGTCGGACTCTGTTGCTCTTGGATCAAGACTTTATGTTTACCGCCCTTGGCCATATCCTGGAGAGCTTGCTCGTCGCCAGTGGCGGCAATCGTGAGAGCCTTGAAAGCGTAGTCGATTGTGGGGATACCAAGATACATATCCTCTGTCATGAAGATATTCTTGAAGTGCAACACGTCTCGTGCATCGCACTCCACCTTGATTCTCGGCCCACGGTCTGAGTTGTACACCAGATTATAGCGGTTCGACAGCGGATCATACCCGCCACCCGTGCAGAGCCAGAGATTGATTGGGTAACCGTCGAAGCCGCGCTCGATATAGACGTAGGCATTTCCGTAGTAAATCTTTCGATACTCGATTTGCTCCTGCATCTGGCTTGCCGTCATCATGGGGTTGGGGCGAACTTGTAACATATAGTTCAGGATGCCGTTCTTGCCGTAGCGGTCTTCGATGAAGTTTCCACCCTCGCCATTCATGCGCTGGTACTGCGTAACCATTTGCCCCATCGTCTGCATGATGAGCTGCACGCATCGTGTCCATGTTGGTATCAGCAGCGACGCACGGCCGTAGGGGCGAACGACATTCGCCTCCCAGTTCCCGCCTTTCGGCTTGACATCTGTCGGTGCGGTTGTCGATGGCACTCCCGGAGTCATCTCGCGTCGGCTGAAAAGTCTGAAGAAATTATCCATAATTATTTCCGTTTTCTTATCGTTCAAAATTAGGGATGGGGTTTACTTCCAGACGGAGGCATATCTGTCGAGCCACTTCTTCTGATTCTCTGTATCGTTGCCCATCCATGAACCACCGCGATAATGCAGATAATAGTCATCGAGTTTAGGATAGCATCGGCACACTAAGGCTGGCTTGGTTTTGCGAATATCGTCGAGAAGACAGGCTCCTGTGTCCCACCAGTTAGCTGGGTTCTCGCGACCTGGCTGAAGGTTCCAGCATCGCATAGGATCATAGTACCTTGCGCCATTCTCCACCAACTTTGGCACGTTCATGTAACAGAGGAATGGCAGCAGTCTGTCGTGCTCACGTCGTGCCGGATTCTTGAAATATTGCACCTTTCCACAGGCTGCGAAATTTTCATCCCATAGAAAATCGATAGACTTTCGGATCAGTACGTCGGACTCCAACAGAATGAATCCATCTGGCAGTAGTTCCCATAATTTTTGGACTGATAGGATGTGCTTCACAGAACCGTTGCATGACCTCTCTCCTAACTTGACCTCAAGATCGGGGAACTTGGCGATTTCTGCATCGAAATCGATGATTTCTCCTTTTGTGTTGTTGACCACTTTCACACCTTTCATCCTTCGCTTGAATGGTCGGGTGTCAGAGTTATCGAAGACGATGATCTGATAATCCTCTTCGCAGTTCTTTCGCACACTCAGAATGGCTGCTTCGGTGAGTTCTGGAGTGTTGAAATGCACGATGGCGATAGTTTTCTTCTTCATCTTTCTGGGGATTAGTTATGCGATGATATTTACTTGCGTCGTCATCTCTGTTGCACGGATGATGATTTTATTTTCTACATGGTCTTCATTAAGACTCTGTATTTGATAAATCTTTCCGTGCATTTCGATCAGCGATTCGCGTGTGATGGTGACGTTAGCAGAGAAGTTCATGCGGAAGATAACAGAATCGTAAGCATCGAGAGAACCTTCACGAAGAGCCTTTGTACCTTTCGTGAACTCATACGATGACCAGAGTGATCCGTCGCGACGATAGCCAGTCTTCTCACCGAAGGCTTTCTCCGATGGCTGCACTTTGTTTAAGATAGTCACGCGGTGGTTGCGCATTCCAGAGTTGAATCCTGTTGTCATAGTTCGTGTGGTTAGTTCTCATGTTCTGCTGCCACGATATTGCCGTCAGCCGTGCGGATGTAGTGGTCATCAGCCGTAATGATGGCGCGTATATCGGTGAGCATATTCTTTTTACCTGTCAGTTGGATGGTGTAGGTAGATTCTTCGTCGTTGGTAGCCTCTATCTGCACGTCGCTGATGATGGCATCTCCAGCCAATAGCTGCTCGCCCATCTCTGAGTTCTTCTCGCCATTGGCAGTGCCCAACTCACACCGAACCGTCTGACCGATTCGATCCATCAGGCTTACGGGGTCGTTACGATCTGGGTCTATGGTGACAACACCGTTGGCACTGACCGACCACGACAGCTTCAGCGCAATGTTTTGAGCGAAGTCGTCGGTATCGTCTTTCGTGCTGATCTGCTTTACCTCAAGACGAATGTTCAGCTGACACTGCTGGGCAGCGGCAATAGCCGACATCTGGCCATTGCCGTTGTCCATGAACAGTCTTAGATTTTGTCCCTTGATTGTTGCCATAGTTGGTGGAATTTGTGGGTTATTTCTGCGGTGTGTAATCAGGATCGAGGGCCTCATGATAGGCTTCCCAATCAATGGCATCTTTGCGCTGCCATCCCCTTGCAAGAGTTGCATTGATATGTGCAACAGCCTTCACATAGAAGTCTTGTGCATCAGACATTTCCTCAAAGGTGTGATATACTGGTGTGCCGTCAGCCAGCTCTCCGAGTTTGAAGGTCACAGGCAGACTTGCGCCATCCGACTGCACGGCAAGGTCGTAAGCGGCCTTAAAATTGAACTGATTCTCTGATGAAAGCCATACCGGGATGTCATTCCATACGAATCCGCTGATGATTATCTCATCGGTTTGGCTGTCGATGTCAGCAATGATTGCAGCCTTTGCAATATCGAATGATGGCTTTCCATTCTTCTTTGGGAAATACAGCTCTCGCCATGTTGCCAAATCCTTACCCGCCTCTTCATTGAGGTCGTAACTGATCACTGTTCTTGTGCCTTCTTCACGAACCAGCGTGAAGTCAGCGGCTGGGCCACATACTAAATTATTCATACTTTCGCTTGTTAAAAATTAAACTTGTTTCTAACAAGCAATAGAAAAGTTGTTTTAGGTTTACTGATAGAGATAGTAATGTGTCATATCTTCGCTAAAATGGCCATGTCTCAGGAATTGCTCAACGCAGAAGATTTCTCTACATAGCCTATGATTGTCGAAATGGTTCCATCGGACGCACGGATTGATACTCTGGTATATATTTAGACATACTCTCTACTGGGAATCCCGACATGGCATATTCTCCAGTTTTCTTTCCTATGTATCGTTTCGCTGAAAGCATTTTGCTG